TTTAGCTTCGATGCTGATTATTTGGTATATGACAAAAGGCAAGTCATGTATCGGACTATCTTCTAATAGATCCATGGCCTTAGAAACTTTTAGGAATGTAGTTTATATAATCGAAAGTAACGATTTCCTAATAAAAATGCTAAAAGGAAAACCTAGGCTGGCCAATGGGCAGGAAAGTATTATTTTTAAAAACGGCGGTTCTTATAAAATTGTAGCGGCTACGCGTGATGGCGCCAGAGGCCGAAATTGCAGTGGTTTACTATTTATCGATGAATTACGCGAAATCGACGAGTCGGCGTTCGCCGCGGCTACTCCCCTAACGCGTGCCCATGCCGGGGCGCAAACTTTAATGGTAAGCAATGCTGGCGATGGATTTAGCCACACTTTAAATTTTATGCGTGCCCGATGTTTGGATTATCCACCGCCTTCCCTTGGGTTTTATGAATATTCAGCCGAACCCTTTGCAAAAATTGATGATCGTAAGCAATGGGCAAAAGCAAACCCGGCCCTTGGCTATACAGTCGAAGAAAGCACCCTTGCGGAAAGTGTCGCGAGTTCTAGCATCGAAACGACTAAAACCGAGATGCTTACAATGTGGCTGGACAGTTTAAGTAGCCCTTGGCCACACGGCATTTTAGAAACCACTGGCGATTCTTCTATAAAATTCGTGGCAGATGGGCGACTAACTATTTTTGCGTTTGACGTAGGACTATCCAGACGCAGTGCCAGCCTAGTTTGCGGCCAATTATTAGAAGATGGTCGGGTTGCGGTAGGAATTCTTAAAACCTGGGAAAGCCAAGGCCAGGATGTGGATAACTTGAAGATAGCCGCCGACATTAAAGAAAAATGCGATGCCTATCGGCCGCAGATGCTTTGCTACGATAAATACGCCACTGCTTCTATTGCCGATCGTCTTAGTAACGCTGGTGTAGTTTGCCAAGATGTATCCGGGAACGCGTTTTATACCGCGTGCGGGGATTTGTTGGATGGCCTGGTCAATAATCGCGTCGTGCACGCAAACCAAGAATTATGGGTGAGCCATATGAATAATTGCGCCGCCAAGCAAAGCGATTCAGCCTGGCGCATAATAAAAAGAAAATCGGCTGGCCCTATTGATGCCGCAATTGGAACGGCTATGGTCGTTCACCAACTTATCAAGCCACAAAGCACGCCAAGTATCATAAGCATCTAAACCGACACGCTAAGCGCGTAATAACACGGCTTTTTGACAAATATGCTTGACAGGTTGAAAAAATTCGTGCATGGCGATTCTGGACTTCTTTGGCGTGCGTTCCAAAGCTTCGCCAACCCGTAAAGCCGAAGTAAAAGCGCAATACGCGCCAGCCGTAATGGATTCACCATTTTCTACATTTTTCGGCGCAAATAATTATGGCGGTTATAACAATTACGCAAATGCGTTAGTTCGCCAAGATGCGGTTTCCGTCCCAACAATAGCCAGGTGCAGGTCGTTGATTTGCAATACGATCGCCGGAATTCCTTTGCAAATGTATTCAAGTAAAACTGGAGAAGAATTACCCAACTTAGTTTGGGTAGATCAACCTGATATACGTCAGCCGCGCAGTGTAACTATTGCTTGGTTAGTAGATAGTTTAATGATGTATGGAGTTGCGTATCTTCGTGTAACTGAAGTTTATCAAGATGATAATCGACCAGCGCGATTTGAATGGATACAAAACGACCGCGTAACAGTTAAATATAATAGTTTAAATACCGAAGTCGATTATTACACAATTGACGGCGGTAATCGTTTGCCCATGTCGGGCCAAGGTTCTTTGGTTACATTCCAATCTTTAGATCAAGGGTTATTAACAAAATCTGCGAACACAATTAAAAGCGCGTTGGATGTCGAGAAAGCCGCGGCAGTTGCGGCGCAAACTCCAATGGCTACTGGTTACATTTCAAATTCCGGCGCTGACCTGCCAGATGCGCAAGTGCAAGGAATTTTGGCAGCTTGGAAAACCGCACGTCAAAATCGCGCTACTGCTTATTTAACTTCTACGCTTTCTTACACCCCAGTTTCATTTTCGCCAAAGGAAATGCTTTACAACGAAGCCAAACAATATTTTAGTTTGGAACTGGCACGTGCTTGTAACGTAAGTGCTGACATGGTTGATGCAGAAATGCAAAAAAGCATGACTTATCAAAACGTATTAGAACGCCGTAAAGAATTTATGGTTTATACACTTGCGCCTTATATCTGCGCTATTGAAGATCGCCTAAGCATGGATGATTTATGCGCACGCGGCACAAAGATTCGCTTTATGGTTGATGAAACTTATTTGCGTGCAGATCCAGCGGCTCGCTTGGCAGTAATTGAAAAACTTTTAACACTTGGTTTAATCACAGTAGAACAAGCGATGGAAATGGAAGATCTAACACCAGAAGGAAGTGAGTCGGAAAATGCAACTGACGTTTAGCAGTCCAATAGAAGCGGCCGATGCTGGCCGACGTATTATTTCTGGCGTAGTCGTGCCGTTTGGCAAAGTTGGCAATACTTCAATAGGGCCCGTTGTATTTGAGCGCGGTTCTATTGCGATTCATGATGGAACGAAAATAAAACTGCTAGCGCAACATCGACCAGATGATCCGATAGGCCGCGCTCAATCCTTCCAAACTACCGAAACTGCAATTTATGGCCAGTTTAAAATTAGTGCGTCGCAACGTGGCACTGATTATTTGACAATGGCCGCAGAAGATTTAATTTCCGGGCTGAGTGTAGGCGTTGACGTAATTGCATCGAAACCAGGTAAAGATGGCACGTTATACGTTCAACAAGCAATACTAAAAGAAGTTTCTTTAGTCGAATCACCTGCTTTTGCAGATGCCGTCGTAACTAAAGTCGCGGCAAGCGAAAGCGAAACCGAAGAAAACCCAACCCAACCAGAAAATGAAAGCGAGGCCATCGTGAGCGAAGAAACTATTGCACCCGAAGCCGTAACACCCGAGGCACCGGCCGCAGATGCGGTTGAAGCTTCACGCCCAACAGTCAAAGCATCTACACCTTACATGTCCCAAACAGTGCGCCATGGAATTACTTCTATGGGCCGTTACACAGAACACAAAATTAAAGCATCGCTTGGAAATGATGAGTCGCGCCTATGGGTATCTGCGGCAGATGATTCATTTACAACAAACCCTGCGTTTTCTCCTAATCAATATCTACGCGACGTAGTTTCTAATACAAACTTTGGCCGTAGCACAATTGATGCGTGCACTAAGGCAACTTTGCCCCGTGAAGGCATGAACGTGATAGTTCCTACTTTGGTTACAAGCGGCGGCGGCGGAAACGGCGTAGCACCAGTTGTAACAGTAGAAGCAGAAGCAGGTGCGGTTGCAAATACAGGCATGGTTACTGAATACATGACTGCAACTGTGGCTAAATATGCTGGCATGAATACCATGAGCATCGAGCTAATCGAAAGATCTGGACCAGCGTTCTACGATCAACTAACACTGCAACTACAACGCGCATATTTAAAGGCAACAAACGCGGCGGCAATTACTTACCTAACTGCTAACTCAACAAACGCGGCTACAACTGCGGCAACTGCGGCAGGTTTAATTTCCTACGCAAGCACAGAGCCAGTAGCGGCTTATGCCGGAACTTCTTACTTCGCGCAAAACTACGTGGGTGGAATTTCACACTGGTCAACACTTCTTGGCGCAACAGATACTACCGGGCGCCCAATTTTTAATGCCAACTACCCTATGAACGCTGGCGGAGTTGCATCGCCTACCGGGATTAAGGGCAACGTGCTTGGACTTAACTTCTCGGTTGATGTTGATCTACCTTCAACAACTATCGATGGTTCTGCTTTTATTATTACACCAGAAGCAGTAACAATTTTTGAAAGCCCAACTGCTTACATGTCCGTTAACGTCGTTTCAAACTTGCAGGTTCAAGTTGCCATTTATGGCTTCATGGCACCGCTTGTAACAATGACACGCGGAGTTAGAACCTTCAACCTAACCTGATAAATAGGGCAAACCAATAGATGCCGTTACTCCCCTAGTGCCCTTGGGGAGTATCGGTCTAACTACGAAAGGAATCGCGCATGGCTGCCACTTATGTAACTGCCGCAGAGTTAAAAACTAACTTAGGTATCGGCACCCTTTACGATGCGACCGATGCCGTAGAAACAGTTTGCCAAACCGCAGAAGATTTATTAAATCAATTTCTTTGGTTTGACTCCTATCCGGTGGTAGGCGCTGGCTTGCAAAACAACGTAGCCACTTTGGTTATAGCGGCGCCCCTATCATTCGTAACTGGTCAAACAATTACGATTAGTAACTGCGGCACCATTTATAATGGATCTAAAGTAATTACATCTACTTGGCCATTTACAAATGGTTCTACTACATTTCCTTCGCTTTTTAATTTTCCTTATACCCAGGGCATTTTTCCTTTGGGTTATTCAATTATTCAATTTGCAAAAACAAATGCAAACGACAATTACCACCAAATAGTTCCGTATGGCAAAGCTTTGGGAGTAGACACCAAAAGCACTGGATACGCCGCTACTGGTGCTATACGCCAAGCCGCGTTGATTCTGGCGTGTGAAATCTGGCAAGCCAGACAATCCAGCCAAAATAACGGAATGGCCTTAGATGGCAGTATTTCACCTTGGCGCATGTCGAATTCCTTAATGGCGAAGATCAGGGGCCTTATTGCGCCCTATACATCGCCCCGGTCAATGGTTGGTTAGAAATGGTTGCCGTTACAGCCCTTCGCGCCACCTTGGCCGCCGCTTTAACTAACGCGTCGGTTTGGTCAATTTTTTCATTTCCACCGACAAGTCCTATTGCCAACAGTGTTTATATTCAACCCGACGACGAATATTTAACTTTTTCAAATAATAAATACGACACAGTAGGGCCGACTGCAAACTTTAAAATTGTTATGGTCGTTCCGATGTTTGATAACCAGGGCAACTTGGCAGACATCGAAGAATTTATGGTGGCGGTAGTCAATAAATTAGCAGACTCAAATCTTAACTATCGGGTAAGCAATATGTCAGCGCCTATGGTGCTTGGACTAGAGCAGGGCCAGATGTTAAGCGCCGAATTATCCGTTTCAATCATTACCGAATGGAGTTAAAAATGTCAGACACAGATGCAGAAAATTTGGCTTTCTTGAAGAAGATCGGCCAATTACCAGAAACCCAAAAATCCCAACCAGCACAGAAAGAAGAGGAAAACTAAATGGCCGTATTCCTAAACGCCGCATCCGTTAAAATCGGGGCAGTAGATATTACAGACCACGTTACAAGCGCAACTTTGACCCAATCCGCAGACGAATTGGAAATTACTGCACTTGGCGACTCATCCAGAAAATATGTAGCCGGCTTACAAACTGGCACGCTAGATTTGGAATTTTTAAACGACTTCGCGGCGGCAAACGTGTGCGCAACACTGCAAACCGCTATTTATACAACAGTAACCGCAAAGCTTGTGCCAGGACCGGGAACAACTATCAGCGCTACAAATCCGCTGTATACAGTTTCAATCTTGATAAATAACCTAACACCAATCGCTGGTGCCGCTGGTGAAATGTCTAGTTCTAGCCTGTCCTTTACCTGCAATAGCACAATTGTTCAAACAACTTCTGGAACTTGGTAAAAACTAACTAAAGAAAAGGGTGCAAAATGGCAAGGATAAAAATAACTAAAATAGATGGCAAGGTTATTGAACAAAAGATAACCCCTAGCATCGAGTATGCGTTTGAAATTTGGAAGGGCATGGGGTTCGCTAAAGCGTTCACCACAGAACAAAAGCAGACAGATGTTTTTTTTCTTGCCTGGGAGGCTTGCCGCCGAAATCCAGAATGGGGCACCATTAAAACTTTCGGCGCCGAGTTTATCGACTCACTTGAAAAAGTAGAGATAGTAGACGACGAAGCCCCAAACGAATAGAGCGTAATTCCGTAACTTACCTAATTGCCGCAC